AATCGAACACCACAAGGACAAGTTGTCAATGGGGGATTTGGTGGTGGAAAGACTCAACTTGGTGTTGTTACTGACAAGAAAGTCAAACGCATAGGATGTTCCAACTTTAAATCAATGGTTGAAGAGAAAAAACTTCTCATTACAGATGCTGATACTATAGCAGAAATTTCAACATTCATCGAAAGAAAGAACAGTTACTCTGCGGATGAAGGATATCACGATGATTTGGTTATGCCTTTAGTGCTATTTTCATGGTTGACAACAAATTCTTATTTTAAGGAGTTGACAAACATCAATATTAGAAAAGAGTTATATGATGCACGTATTAAAATGATCGAGGAGGAAGTCACTCCATTTGGTTTTATAAATACAGGTGAGGAAGAAAATCAGTTTGTAGACACATCAGGGCAAGTTTGGAATGTAGAAACTCATAAATCCGAGTTTTTATAAATAAAATAAACAAACCCACAAAACAAACATCATTATAACAAGGAGAATTCAATGGCTATAAGTCTAATATCACCAGGAGTTAAGATTACTGAACAGGATTTAGTATCTTCATCTCAATCGGTATCAACAACAGCCGGCGGAACAGTCGGACAATTTCGTTGGGGTCCAATCGACAAACCAACATCAGTCGTATCTGAAACTGACTTAGTTAACAAATTTGGTAAACCAAATGCAACTAACGTTGTAGACTTTTTGTCTGCCGCTAACTTTTTAGGATATGCAAATCCATTATTTGTCATTCGTACAGCTAATACAGCATTGAATGCTACAGCAGAAGCGACTACAGGTTCTGGCACAGCAGGTACAGGCGTATTGATTAAGAATGATGATGCATATTTAAATACAGCATCATTTAACGTTGGTCCTTGGATTGCTCGTTACGCAGGTGAACTAGGAAGTTCATTAAAAGTTTCTATCTGCCCATCATCAGCCGCATGGCAATCTACACCATCAGGCGGTGTTGCAGTTACAGCCGGTTCTACTACAGTTACTGGAACAAACACATTGTTCCAATCAGAATTATCTAACGGTGACATTTTAGTTATCGCTGGTCGTTCGATCAAAGTTGCTTCTATTACAAGCAATACAGCATTGACACTTACAGAAGCACACATTTCTGGTACTGCAAATACAACATTCACACGCCGTTGGGAATATTTTGGTGAGTTTGATTCCGCACCAGGAACATCTGCTGGCGCAACAGCCGCTGGCGCATCTGGTGACGAATTACACGTTGTCGTTGCAGACAGACTTGGTACAATTACTGGTGTTGCAGGAACAGTTCTTGAGAAATACGGCTATTTGTCTAAAGCATCTAATGCTAAGGCGGAATCTGGTGGATCAGCATACTACAAAGACACTATCAATACACGTTCTGATTATGTTTGGTGGGCAGCCCACGATTCACAAGGAACAAATTGGGGTAATCAATTCATTACATCTGGTTCTGCTGTAACATATACCGCAGTTACTAAGCCAAAAGCATTTTCTCTTGCTGGTGGTTCAGATGGTAATACAATTACTGATGGTGACCGTTCTACTGCGTTTGGTTTATTAGCCAACAAGCAAGAAGTTCCAGTTTCTATTATCGTTGCTGGTCAATCTACTGCGACAGTTATCAATAGAATCATCGGTGATGTTGCTGAAGTCAGAAAAGACGTTGTTGTAACAATTTCTCCAACAAGAGCATCTGTTGTCAACAATCCTGGTTCAGAAGCATCTGCAATCGGCACATGGGCTGACACAGTTACACGTTCAACATACGCAATTGCAGATAGCGGATGGAAATATCAATACGACAAATACAATGACACATATGTTTATGTTCCATTGAATGCTGACGTTGCTGGTTGCATTGCACGTAATGACTTGAATCGTGAGCCATGGTTGTCTCCAGCTGGATTCATCAATGGTAGAATTCAGAGTTTAGTTCGTTTGGCTTATAATCCAAATCAAGCTGATAGAGACACATTGTATAAAACCGCTGTGAATCCAGTATTCACACAAGTTGGTCGTGGTACAGTATTGTTCGGTGACAAGACTTATACATTGAAGAATACTTCCATGAATCGTGTTAACGTTCGTAGATTGTTCATTGAATTACAAAAGACAATTGGAGCCGCTGCCGACAATGTATTGTTTGACCAAAATGATACTACGACAAGAGCAGGTTTTGTTAACTTGATCGTTCCATACTTAAGAAGCGTTCAGGCTCGCCGTGGTATTACTGCTTTCAGAGTTGTATGCGATGAGCGTAACAATCCAGAAGACGTTGTAAATGCTAATGAATTTGTTTGCGATATTTTCGTACAACCAATTCGTTCCGTTAACTTTGTTCAACTCAATTTTGTGTCCGTAAGAGGTAATGCTACATTTACTGAAATTTCCGCATAAATAGATAGAATAGACAAGGAGATTTAAATGGCAATTACAACAATATCAGAATTGAGAAGTTCAGTTAAAGCTGGCGCAAGATCGAATCTGTATAAAGTCACACTCCCATCCGGTGCGTTGGGAGGTGTCGAAGACGATTTCGGATTCTTGTGCAAAGCGGCACAACTTCCTGGTTCAACATTAGGAGTTATTGATATTCCTTTTATGGCAGGTAGACGTTACAAGTTAGCTGGAGACAGAACATTTGCTGATTGGACTACAACAATTTTAGCAGACCAAAATCAGAAAATCAGACAAGCATTGGAAGATTTGCAGAGAGAATATTCTCCTACAGATTATAACAGTTCTGTCGGAAAAACCCGCAATGGTTCAGTCGAAACAGATTTTAATGACATTATCGTTGAACAACTAGACACGTTAGGCAATTCAATTTACAAGTTCACACTCGTTAATTGCTGGCCTAGTGATATCAGCACAATCGATTTATCATATGATTCTACAGATACGCTTGAAGAGTTTACTGTTACTTGGTCATACGATTATTTCGTATTTGACGAAAATCCATAATAAAAAGGAAAGAAAATGGCAACAGATTCATTTTTCAACGTATCGGCATTTAGAAAGGCTCTCCAATCTGGAGCGAAACCAAACTTATTTAAAATGAGTTTGACTATTCCTACGGGAAGAGGTATTGACGATGATTCATTCTTAGGAACAAATTTCAATGCATTGTGCAAATCTGGTGCGATTCCAGGTTTCACAGTTGGTGTTATTGAAGTTCCGTTCAGAGGAAGAAGAATTAAAGTTCCTGGAGACAGAACATATGCAGAGTGGACGGCAACAATTGTCAATGACCAAAATCAAAATATGCGTAAAGCATTTGACCGTTGGTTGAAGTCAATTAACAATCCTGATGGCACAGTTGATCCTAGAACATCAGCAGCCGATGACTACAGAACAACTATTACGATTCAACATTTGAAGACTAATGGTAACATCAGCCGTCAGTACACATTAGAAGACGCATTTCCTACAGACGTTTCTGCAATTGATTTGTCTTATGATACAACAGATGCTATTCAAGAGTTTACTGTAACATTCCAATATCACTATGTGACTGCTGGAGATACTGTAGATGCTGGTGCTGATGCATCTTTGGCTAGTGAAGCAACATCATCTGCGGCATAATGATAAAATTCATTAAATAATGTAATTTACGCAGATATAAATATTTGCGTAATAGTGTCACAACAATGGGGGCTATTACGCCCCCATTTTTTTTAGAGAGAATCATATATGGCGTTCAAACTTTTTGGATATAAGATCGGTAAAGAAGAAACCGAATCTGAACAATTAAAATCTTTTGTTCCTTCTGTCGATGAAGATGGTTCGGTTCCGATTTCAGGTGGCGGCATCTACGGCACCTACATGGACCTTGAAGGACAAATAAGATCAGATTCTGACTTAATTAAAAAATATCGTGAGATGGCACTACAGCCAGAATGTGATGCGGCTATTGAAGATATCGTCAATGAATCATTAGTTTTTGATGATAGCGACTATCCAGTTCAAGTTATTTTAGATAAATTAGAACAGCCAGAGTTTATTAAGAATAAAATTCGTGATGAGTTCTACTATGTAATGAAGCTATTAGACTTCAACAATCAAGGTTATGATATCTTCCGCAGATGGTACATCGATGGTAGATTATACTATCACATGATGATTGATGATAAGAATCCCAGACAAGGATTAAAAGAAATTCGTTACATTGATCCACGTAAAATTCGTAAAGTGCGTGAAGCTAAAAAAGCACAAAAGAATCTTGCAACAGGAACTGTAAATCCAACAACAAGTTATAATGAATACTTTATCTACTCTGATAAAGGATTTGCAAATGATGGCAATCAAGGAATTAAGATTGCACCAGATTCAATCTCGTATACACACTCTGGGCTAACAGACAAAGATGGTAAAGTTATCATCTCACATCTACACAAAGCAATCAAGCCACTCAATCAATTACGTATGCTTGAAGATGCGACAGTTATCTATCGTATTGCAAGAGCACCAGAACGTAGAATCTTTTACATTGACGTTGGTAACTTGCCTAAGATGAAAGCAGAACAGTACTTGCGTGAAATCATGCAGAAGTACAAAAACAAATTAGTATATGATGCAAACACTGGTGAGATTCGTGACGATAGACGCTATCAGACAATGCTTGAAGACTTTTGGTTGCCACGTAGAGAAGGTGGTAAAGGTACAGAGATTACCACACTACAAGGTGGACAAAACTTAGGCGAGATTGAAGACGTATTATATTTTCAAAAGAAAATGTTTAAGTCGTTGAATGTTCCGGTTTCACGTTTAGAGTCTGATAATGGATTCTCTTTAGGACGTGCTTCTGAGATTACTAGAGATGAATTAAAGTTTGGTAAGTTTGTTTCACGTTTACGTTTAAGATTCTCACATCTGTTCGATAGATTATTAGAAACACAATTACTTCTTAAGGGCATTTGTACTCGTAAAGAGTGGGAACAAATGAGAGAAGAAATTAGCTATGATTTCCAATCCGATGCACACTTCACAGAATTAAAGAACGTTGAGATTATGAAAGAACGTTTAGGCATTCTTTCCGACATTGACAATTACGTTGGTAAGTATTTCTCTATTGAATACGTTCGTAAGAATATTCTTCAGCAATCTGAAGATGACATTAAAGAGATTGATGAGCAAATGGAAGAAGAAGCCGCTGAAGCAGAAGATACTCCAGTTGAAGAACCTCCTGTTATAGAAACTCCTCCAGCACCTGCGACACATAAACTTGAAGTTAGTGTTAAGAAAGAAGAAACTGAATCTAGAACAATTGATGATGCAGATCAAAGAGAGTTAGCAAAATCAATGACAGCATTTTTTGGAACATTAGTTGAAGAGGCTAAAGGTGACAAAGAAGGAAATTAATACCTTAAACGATGCTGTCGCAATTGCAACCTCTGTTGCATATACTAAAAAAGAGATACAAAAATTAAAATCTCTTTTAGAAGAAAAAACAAAACAGCCAATCGTTGAGTACATACAAGGACCGGCAGGCACACAAGGCTTGCGAGGTCCTATTGGTGCTACAGGCGCACAAGGTGAACGTGGTTTACAAGGCGCAGTTGGTGAAGTTGGTCCACAAGGCGATAAGGGTGAAGTTGGTCCACAAGGTAATATGGGTCTTGAAGGTCCACGTGGATTAAAAGGCGACAAAGGTGATAAGGGCGACCAAGGTATACAAGGTGAAGTTGGTCCACAAGGTTTGCAAGGCGATAAAGGCGACACTGGTGAACGTGGTGAACGTGGACCGCAAGGAGACATAGGACCACAAGGCGTTCAAGGAAAAGATGGACGTGATGGTGTTGATGGACAAGATGGTAAAGATGGCACACAAGGTCTAAAAGGACAAGATGGTGCCGCAGGACCTAAAGGCGAATCAGGAAAAGACGGACAGCAAGGTGCAATTGGACCACAAGGATTACAAGGCATTCAAGGTGAAAAGGGCGATAAGGGAGACAAAGGCGATCCAGGTAAAGATGCCGACCTTAAAGCAATTGAACAGTCTATCAATCAGTTCAAAGAAGTTTTACAAAAAGATGTAACTCAGTACAAAGCAAAAGTAAATACGATTCTATCGGATCGTGGAGGCGGTAGTAGTGGTGGCGGTGAAGTTAATCTACGCTACTTAGATGATGTTGATACTACTAATCTTACCGATGGATATGTTTTAGCGTTCAATGAGTCTATACAGAAATTTGAATTCGTAGCACAATCTGGTGGCGGTGGTGGTACAGTAGATAATATCGCTAGAACAAGAGCGACAAATGCATGGAATACTGCAAACTCAGCATACACTCAAGCCAACAGCGCATATACACAATCTAACAATGCATATGTTCAAGCTAATACAGCAACCACACTAGCGCAAGCCGCATACAATCAAGCCAATA